CTACGCGGCCTTTTTGAGTGAGCCGGGCAGGACTTCCTGCAGGACCGACTGGTGGTAGCTGTGCACGTTCCCGAATCGCGGGTCGCTCACGTCGCCAATTACGAGACCACGCTGGCGCGACAACGCAGCGCACCGCCGGCCCAATGTCGAGGCCGTTCGCGTGTCGACCGACTCGCCGATCAGGTTCGCGTACCCCATCACGGTGAAGTGCTTGCTCTCGGGCTGGGTGCGGGCTTCGATCACCGCAATGTTCTCGGCAAGCTTGGCCAGCTCCTCCGCCTGACGTTTCTGCTCCTGCTCCATGGCGTCGATGCGAGTGAGCGTGAAGATCACGGCTGCGATCTGTGGGTCTTTCACTACCGGCGCAGCGGCCTTGGCCTGTCGCTCGCAGGCCAGGAAATACTCCCGCACCTCGGCGCCGCGGGCCGTGCCGCTCATCATCCCGATGTGCTTGCCGGCTTCCAGCGTGAAGTGGTACTCGTGGCGGGTCTGGCCGGTTGCTGAAAGCTCGCCTTTTTGGGCGAGCTTCACGAAGTCCTTGTTCTCGACAAGGCGCGCCCGCTTGATCTGCGCCTTCGCCCAGTTTGTGTAGTCCTTGCTTACGCCCAGGTCGGCGTGCAAGTCCCGGCCGTCGAAGGTCTGGACGAGTTCGCCCACGATCTCGCGCTGTGCGATGGGAATGTTCACGGTCATTGCTTGTGCCCTTTCTGTTGTGTGGTTTGCTGGTCTGCTTGGCGGCTCGCCTCCAAGCGGTGCAGGACTTCACCGGAATACGACCGGGTGTTCTTCCTTGCCTCGTCGCGCAGGTAGCTGCGCAGATCGGCCGGAATTCGGATGGAGTCAGCGCGCAAAGGCTCTGACTTTTGAGGAGTGTTCTGTATGCTCATGATATCTTCGTGTGCGATTAGATTACATTGTAATCGAATGCATTACAAGGTGGTGCACATAATTATTTGTATGCGGTGCGCTTACGGGCCGTAGAATGAGGGTCATGGCTGAAGATCTTCCAAAGTCCAAGACCGGCGGCAGCAAGTTGGGCCGTTCCGAAGTCACTACGATCCGTCTCGACCAGAAGCTCCGCTATCTGGCAGAACTGGCAGCCCGAAAACATCGCAGAACTCTTTCCAGCTACATTGAATGGGCGGTGGAGAACAGCTTGCGTGACGTGAAGCTGTACGAGGGCACGGGATACAACAACGATGACTCTGTTACTCTGGAGCAGGAAGCTGCTGCACTCTGGGACGTGGACGAGGCTGAACGCTTTATCAGGCTGGCCATCTCGTATCCTGAGCTTCTGACACACGAAGAACAGGAGCGTTGGAAGATGCTGATGGACAGTGACCTCCTCGGACCAGCGAAGCTGCGCATCAACAATGGTGCGCTGTCGTGGAACCGTTCAAAATTGGAGGACGCTGTGTATCCTGTGGTACGCCGCCAGTGGCCGTCTCTTGTTGAAGCGCACACGGCTGGTGGTGAAGCGACTCGAAAGTGGATTACAGAGACACGATTGGCCGTGCTGCAGGGAAAGTTCTACTACGGCTATCCGTCTAAGAAGGCGGGCAGTGGATTTGACGAGCTCTCGGACGACATCCCGTTCTGATAAAGCCTACGCGCTGACCACACTACAAAAGTTTTGTAGTGCTCGCCAAGCTCGCCCAGACGGGCGTGCTTTTGCCCAAAATTGATCGGAGGTTCAAAACCGGCACGGCGCCGGTTTTGATCCACTACGAAAGTTTCGTAGTTCGAGATACGCTAAGTTCTGAGCGCATCAACCATTGTGGAAATCGCAATGGTCTCCATCACTCAACCTCTTTCGGCCAGCGCTTGAGCCGCTTCAGCGCGCGGCTGACGGGCAGCACGCGGTACACCGCCAAGACGCCACCGATGTCACGCAGCACGACGTAATCCGCGCCATCTGCAGTGACCGGGCCGCTGAGGTCGGCTGCAGGCTGTTGCGCCCCAGGCACCCGGCCCGTGTGCAGCTTGATCGCCCGTTGGGTCAGGGAGTCCACGGGTGCATTCATATCGCCTTCCAGTCCGGAGCGGGCGCTTCAACATACCCGGAGTTGCCGCGTCCGTCGTTTGTCGCAACCCGCCGCTCAAACTGCGCCAGGCGTGCCTCGAAGCTTGCCGCGCCCTGAGTGGCCGAATCCACGTTCAAGGCCAGGAACTCACGAACCGCAGCCACTTCAACGGCGGTGAGGTTTTCTGCCTTGACCAGCTTGCATTCGCCATCGCGCAGAACGGGATAGCCGTACACGTCATTGATATCGGCGAGGCGCGCTTTGACGATTTGCTCGTGGCTGGGCACGACCGGGTTGTGGAAGTGATCGAGATTTTTGATCAGCTTGCTGAGCGCATCCAGCAGATGCTCTGCATCTTTGGTTTCTGCTTTCAGGTTGCCGTTGGCCCAGTCGGCAGCAACAACCGTGGCGGCGCCAGCGATCCCTACGAGGAACCTGTGCGGCAAGGTCGCGAGATCTACCGCGCTGACACCGGAGTGGCTCACGCTGGTGAGGATGAAAGGCTTGGACAAGGTCTGGTTGGTTTGGGTTGCGGGCATGTTCGCTCCTGCGTTGGTGAATGAAAGGGTTACAGCGGCTGGCGAGCAGCGCACTCAACTTCGACGCGGTGGCCAAGGTTGTGACGGCCGCCTGCTGGCGCCGAACGCCTGGCGCGCCACGAAGGTGGGTAGTCATAGGTTTCAATGGACTTTGTGGACTGGACCGGTGTACAAGTCGCACGGGTCGATGTCACCTTTTGCCACGAGTAAATCGATCAAGGACTCCACCTCTTCCACGCTGACGCCATGCTTCTCGGCGATCTGCACGGCACTGAAGATGGGCGTGCCGGCATCAGTGACGTGGGTCGCTTTGGGCATCAGGCCGAGTTCCCGGGCCCGCGCCTCCATGTCGGTCTTCAGACGCGCGGGCGCATGTTTCATCATGCTGGCGAAAAGGTGCGCATGCTCGGCTTTGTGAACGGCATCAGGGCCTTCTGCATCGGCGATGCGTTTCAGTTCCGCGCCTGCTGCCCAAAAGCGCGGATCCACCGACTCCAACTCGGCGGCAAGCGGGTCCGATGCCCCGTGCGACTTGCCTCGGGGGAACTCGAACACGTTTGACTGCTTTGGTGCTGCGTCAATTCGCTCTCGAGCGGCGGAGAGCTCCTCGCTCATGATCCTGCTCTGCACATCCTTGGGGATGCTGTCCATAGCCTGCCTAGCGAGATTCTGCAGGCGTGCGCACGGTTGGTTTTTCTCCATCAGCGCCAGGATGGCGTCTCCGTGCTTGAAGCCGCGGGCAATGGCCTCCGACAAGATTCGGTCAACCATTCGCTGTGCATTCGCTCGCCCTTGTGGCGTGGTTTCAGTCGGATCGCCATAGATCGCGTCGCCGCTGATAAGCAGAACGCCAGCTATGTTGACGAGGTAGTGGTCGCCAGACGGAGCCGGCATGAACATGGGTTTCTTTGTCATTTGGATTTCAAATCTGATTGGGTTTACAGCTGCTGGCGCGCGCTGCGCTCCACTTCCGCGCGGCGGTCGATGCGGTCGCGGCGACGGGCACTCAGCTGGTTGCGCCAGAGCAGGCTGGCAGTGAGGCGAAGCGCTGCGGCAGGACTGTTGCCCGCGCGGCGGTAGAGCTGGAAGAGGCGAAGCCAGGACATGGTCACACCACGTCCGCAGGTTCGAGGGATGCGCTGTCGTGCAGGAAGCCGACGAGGCGGGCCTCAGCGTGCAGCGCTGGCGACACCGCAGGTGTGGTGCAGGTGGGGCCCTGCTGCGAAGTGAGCAGAACGCCAGCGATGGCGCGGCGCACCTGGTTTGCGTGGTCGCGCCCGAGGTGGTGGGCCAGCGCCATCAGGCCGGCTTCCAGAGCCTCGACGGTGAGGGGTGCGGAGAGCGGTGCGGGTGCCGGCTCAGTGCGATTCGCCGTCAGCAGCGGGTGGTCGGCGACCGCCTGCAGGTGTTGTGGATGGTGGCCCTGCGTGTCGCACCAATGTGCCAATTGGCGGGCCCGCTCTGCCCATTCCTCGGCTCGCGCTGCTGCATGGCGCAGTCCGCAGGCAGCGGCGGGCCAGCGCTCGGAATCGAGGGCGCTCTTGGCAAGAGCGCAGCGGCGGCTGTGTTCCTCTGGTGCTGATTGAAGAAGGGTCGCTGTTTCCGTGGTTTGCATCATCACTCCTCGCCTCAATGAGGCTGAGTGACGATGCTACCGTATAAGGTTGATCATATCAACCGTAAACGGTATTTCTTTGTGCTGGGTTGCTCCTGGCGACTACGTGTCGTCGCTTCGCCAGACCGTGAGCACCTTGCCGATCACTTCGAAATGGGGATTTGTCGGGGAGATGTCGTAGGGAGGGTAGTCGGGATTTTTGGAGAGGACCCTGAGTGTGAAGCCGGGCCCGTCAAATGCCGGTACCCGTTGAATGAGCTTCACGAACCCTTCCTCGCCGACGCGGAAAAAGTACACACCGTCGTGTGTGACGGTACGAACCCCGGTATCCACCAAAACCGGATCGCCCGGATTAAACATGGGCCGCATAGAAGGCCCGAACCCCGTAACGATGCACAAGTTCTCAACGCCGCTGTGGTTCGGGACTTTCAAGCGAAGCCATTCGGGCGTTACGCGCCAAGCCTTGATTACACCTGGCTGGTCGTCCAGACGCACGCGTATATCGCCGCTCAACTCCGTGTTGAAAGCCCTGATCGTCAGGTCAGCACTGGCGGTGGCGGTCAGGGCAAGCGGATCTTGAGGTTGCGGCGGCAGGATGAGTTGCCATGGTTCCACACCAAAGGCGGAGGCGAGCTCTGCCAAGACGTTCGTGCCTACGCTGGTGTTTCCCTCCTTGATGCGCTGGATGGTTCCACGCCCTACGGTCTTCGCTTTCCGGTGAACAGCGTCGACAGTCGCGACTCCGCCCATCAGGTGAGTAATGTTTTCCCAGAGGACTGCTTTTGGGTCGTTCGTTTCCATAACCTGCACCGTACCAAATATGGTAGACCTAATATGGTTGCATAGGCTACCACATCCGGTATCATGGTTCGATGCAAACGCAAATTCCAACCGCCGCTGAGGTGAGAGCCGAGCTCCAGACCCTCAACTATTCCCAGAGCCGAGCTCTTGCCAAGTTGGCGAAGGTTCCCTTCACGACGCTGTTGAAGATCCGCTCGGGTGTCACTCCAAACCCTCGCATTGAAACCGTGCGGATGTTGCTGCCACATGTGAAAGCGGCCGGGCGCATGAACATCAGGGCCGTGGCATGACCGCCCCGACCTGGCAAGAGCTTCGGGATGCCGGTCGCGCGCTGATTGACCAGCCAGATCGCTGCTTGGCCATCTACCCGACCACCCACGGCAATATCGTTGTCTGCGTGATGGGTGACAACGGGGTGCTGCACCGTGTGTCGGTTGAGCTTTCGGAAATTGACCGTATGGCCGACGCCATTGTGGATTCTGAGGCCCGCGCAATTGCGGCCCGAGAAGTGCTCCATGAGCAGGAATCCTCGATGGCTGCACACCAACTGATCCAGCGAGCGAAGGGGCCGGCGTGAACCAGCAATTCCACCCTGTCACTCCTCTGGTGCTTGCTGCCGGTATTGAGCCGCTCGCCTGCAAGACGGTCGCGCTCGCTCTGGCTGACCTGCAGGACCACTGTGGCGCCAGCTTCGCCGCATCGATGCAGCAGCTGGCTGGCGTGGTGGGACTGTCCAAGGTTCAAACGCGCAAGCATGTCCATACCCTCACGTTTATGGGCGTGCTCAAGGTGACAGCGAATGCCCACGGCGGTGCACCCGGGCTGGTGCCGCACTACCGTTTTGATGCCTCGCGTTTGCGCGAGCTCGCACAGCAGCCAGGAAAGACCCCCGATCTCTTCGATGCTGCACCGGTGCCGCGCATCCGCTTCTTCGCTGCAGATGGAGAGGACGCTGAGTTCGCCCGCCAACGGATGGCCATGGAACTTCATGGCAGGGCGGGTAAGCGCTCCATTCGGTTTTTTCAGGAGAGTGCCCAAGGCGATATCGGCTACGGGCACGCGCCTTTACAGATTCTGATGCTGCCTCCCTTTGCCAAGGGAGCCTGGTCCGGCTGGCTCAATCCGCAGCCAGGTGCGCCTGACTGGGCGCACCGCGTGTACACATTCCCCGAGACCGTGGAAAAGCTGCAGCAATGGGCGCAAGACACCGCGTTGGGACGCACTGAGGGTGGAGCGGCTGTTCACCAGCAGGCAATCGACAAAAAGGAAAATTGAATGGCCACTGATGCACGAATCTCGACCGGCTTGCCCGGTCATCCAAAGGCCAAGAAGTTGATGCGTCGCCTCGGGCAGGCCGCAGGCTGGAACTTGGTTTGCCTGATTCTTTGGGCTGCAGCGAACCGCAGTGATGGCGTTCTTTCCGGTATGTCCAACGAGGACATCGAACTGGCTGCCGAGTGGGAGGGCGAAGAAGGGCATTTTGTGGATGCGCTTGCTTCGGTACGCTTCCTTGATGGGGAGGAGGGCGCCTACGCATTGCACGACTGGCATGACCACAACCCTTGGGCTGCAGGAGCTGAAGCACGCAGCGCCAAAGCACGATGGAACGCAGCCAAGCGCCATCACGGCATTGCCGAAGCTGATCGCCTTGTGCCTGAATACGCTGCCACAAGAAATGCTACTAGCATTGCTACTAGCATTGCTGCGGAGGATGCTACTAGCAATGCACCAGCACAAGCCCAGCATGCTGGCAGCAATGCTCCGTCTCCGTCTCCGTCTCCGTCTCCGTCTCCGTCTCCGTCTCCTACCGAAATACCAGAACCTAACGGTTCTTTGTCGGCTTCTCCGCAGCCGCCGGAACCGGACGAGCCTGACGACGGTATGCCCGCATGCCCGTTCGAGAGCTTGATCGACAGCTACGAGGCTGCGTTGCCGGTTCTCCCGATGGTGCGCCGTTCTCTATTCGCGAAGGGTGCCAACGGCAGGGCCCTGCGTGCGCGGTGGCGCTGGGTGATGACCGCCAAGCACGAACGCGGCGAGCGCAAGGGCGAGCGTTTGGCGATCACGGCTGAAGAGGGCCAGGCCTGGTTCAAGCGGTACTTCGACTACGTTGCGGACAGCGACTTCCTTTGCGGCCGCGACGGCAGGTTCCAGGCCTGCGATCTTGGCTGGTTGGTCACCGCTGCGAACTTCGAAAAGGTTCTGTCGGGCAAGTACCACGGTGAGCGACGGGAGACAGCCTGTGCGTAAGCATCAACGCCTCATCGTCCCCGTAGACCTGGAAGCCGAGTCCGCACTGCTGGGTGGCCTGATCCGCTACCCAGACGCCATCAACCGCGTTCACGACCTCACCGCGGCGGCGTTCTACCAACCGCAGCATGCAGAGGTGTTCGGCGCCATCCAGCGCCTGCATACCGCCGGGCAGCCGATCGAAGCAATCGCAGTCAGCGTCAACATGCGGACGCATGGCATCGAGGCGAACGTCGAGGACATCGAGCACCTGTCGGCCTCCGCCCCGGGCCCGGCCAGCGTCCGGATGCTCTCCGGGGCGGTCATGGACTGCTACCGCCTGCGGCAGTTGATGGACACGGGCCGCGAGATCAACGAGCTCGCGATGACGCCGGGGCACAACTCCACGGAGCAAATCGACAAGGCCAACATGCTGCTGGCCAAGCTGGGCACCGTGCGGGCTGCGCGCGAGCCGCAGAACATCAACGAGTCGCTGACGAAGTACCTGGCGCTGCTGCAGGATCTGAGCGACGGCAAGAACCCGGCCATGGCCACGGGCATCGGCAAGCTGGACGAACTCCTGAACGGTGGGCTCAGGGTGGGCGAAGTGATGGTCATCGGCGCGCGGCCAAAGCACGGAAAAACGGCACTCGCTCTCGCCATTGCGCGCTTCATGGCCCGCCGCAACAGGGTGCTGTACCTCAGCCAGGAAATGCCGGTCTCGCAGCTCATGCACCGGCACACGGCTGCTGCCGGCAGCGTCGACCTGAGCCGGATCCTCAAAGCCGACCAGTCCGACCACGACATGTGGGACGCGGTGGGGGAGGCTGCCCGGACCCTGGGAGCGCTGAGCCTGTACCACGACGACCAGTGCGCGCTTTCGCTCTCCGACATCCGCCGCAAGGTGCACCAGGTGCGCCGCAAGGCCAAGGGCCTGGACGTTCTGGTGGTCGACTTCTTGCAGTTGATGGCGGGCGCTGGCGAGGAAAGCCGCAACCGCGAGTTGGACGTGATCGTCAACGGCATCAAGGCGATGGCGCTGGACCTCGGGATGGCCGTGATCGTCCTGAGTCAGATGAGTCGCGAGGCCGACAAGCATTACGGCCGGCCGCTCATGACCCACCTGCGTGACTCAGGCGCCATCGAGGCGGCGGCCGACCAGATTGCGCTGTTGTTCACGGATTGGGCCCACCCCATGAGCAAGCGGCTGCCGAACTTCCAAGGCTATTCCGAGCTGGAAATCGTGGCGCACCGCAACGGGCCCCAGGGCATCGTCCCGCTGAACTTCGTGGGCCAGTACCAGCAGATCGGCGACTGGATGGGCGACATACCCAAGCGCATGGCAGATACCGGCACCACCGCGCAGCGGCGGATGCCGCAAGACTTTTGAAGGAGTTGAATCGATGGACACAGCCATTGCAGAAAAGCGCACCAGCGGCCAGATCATTTGGGGCGCACTGGTTGACTTGCGCGCACAGGGACAGATTGCGACCCGCCCGGTCCTTGCGGCAATCACCGGGCTCAAGATGGGAATACTCGACGATCACCTGCAACGGTTTATCGATAACGGTGACATCCGTCGGCCCGTCAACGGCGTGTTCGAGATCGTGGAAAAGATGCCCCCTCCGAGGGCAGTTTCCATGACACATCAACCTGACGGCCCTAGCAAACTGGAGATCGGGGATGTCTGCGTGGACCTTTGGCCCCAGGAGCGCCGTGCCTTGGCAAGCCTGCTGCTGGGTGATGCGGTGCAGTACAGCAACATCCAGGCAGGACAAGAAATCAACTTCGTCACCAATCAGATCTGGGCTGAGGTCAAGAAGCTCAAACGCGACCTTGGAGCCTGATGATGGTTCGCTCGACTGTTTGGACCGCGGCGGCCCTCGCCAAGCTGGGCAACATGAAGGACTCGCAGCTCGCTGAAGAGCTGGGCTTGAGCAGAAATGCTGTCCAGGCGAAGCGGTGGATCTTGGGAATTCCCCGCTTTGTTCTCCCTCCCGAAGCCCTGGAACTGGCCGGATCGCTTCCAGACAAAACCCTGGCTCGGCAGCTCGGTGTTAGCGCGAGTTCGATCGCCAGGTACCGTGAGAAACACGGCATCCCGCTTTTTGTACGGGGCGCGTTACCTCCCGAAGCCTTGGAGCTTCTTGGAAAGATGAGCGATGCACAGGTCGCATTGCGGGTTCGAGTGGACCCATATGCCGTTCGAAAAGCACGCGCGATACGAAGAATTCCTGCCTTTTTGCCTATGCGTCGCTGGACTGCAGCAGAGAAAGCGCTCCTCGGAAAGATGAGTGATGGATCGGTGGCGGAGCTCTGTGGCCGCACGCGGCGTGCGGTTAAGGCAAAGCGCTTGGCACTGGGACTTGATGCGTGGATATCGGATCTCGAAGGGGAGACTGTCTGGACGCAGAGCGCTCTCAAGATGTTGGGTGCCGTTTCCGACCTCCAAATCGCGAGGCAGTTGGGAATCCAGCAATGGGTTGTCGCATCCAAACGCAAGGCATTGGGAATTGCCGCATTCCGAGTCCGCTCGCAGCTTTCAGAAAGAGAGATGGCGCTGCTTGGTAAGGTGGGCGATTCGGTGGTATCGCTCCGGCATGGAGTGTCGCAGTCTCTCGTCTCCAAGATTCGGAGAGAGAAAGGTATTCCCCCCGCACCTCGCGGGCACCAGTGGACCGATGAACAAGTCGCGATGCTCGGGAAGGTATCGGACGCGGTGGTCGCTCGCACGTTGGGTCTGGGCATTTCGTGTGTAAGGAGCGAGCGCAAAAATCGGCGCATCCCGGGCGTCGATCCGATCGCGTGGGCGAAACAATACGCTCAGGGTAGCCGGGGCGATCAGTCGAACGATCCACCACCCGGCTGATTGAATCGGGCCCGGATGCACCGCGCGTCGCTGGGCGGCGGGCGATAGTCCACACCCGAGCCCCATCGCGCAGGGATTTGGAAGCAGCGAACACCCCAGTAGGGTTTCCATCTTTGCCACGTACACGGAACCATGCGTGTACATGGCAACTGGCAATCGGAATACATCCCGGTCGGCGCCCCAATCAAAGGGCACCGGCGCAAGCGCGTCCGCCTCCACGATCAACTGGCTTGGCGTGGAAGAAGCGTTCTGCAACAGCTCGAAGTCGAACCGCGAGATCGGAAAGACCTTCGGCGTCTCCCACACCATGGTGGCCAAGCACTGCGCCGCCAAGGGCCTGCAGCGACCCCCGAAAGAAGCCAAGCAGCCGGCCGCGCCGAAGACGAAAGCCCGGAAGACTCCCGCAAAGCGCACGGCCTCTGTGCGAGCCGATTCGTCAGCCCTTGAGCCGCGCCAGGAGCGTTTCATTCAGGAGTACCTGATCGACCTCAACGGCACCCAAGCGTACATGCGGGCCGAGCCAGGGACCACGGAAAAGAGCGCTCGCACCCTGGCGTGCCGCATGTTGGCAAAGGTCAACGTGCAAAAAAAGATAGCAGCAGAGCGAGCAAAGACGGCGAAAAAGCTCGATTTGACCCGGGAACGCGCCCTGGCTGAATACGCCAAACTGGCCTTCTTCGACATGCGCCAGGCGTACCACGACAGCGGTGCACTGAAGATGCCGCATGAACTCGACGAAGACACCGCTGCAGCCATAGCCGCGTACGAGACGGTGGAGATGGATGGCGGCGGCAAGGATGCTCCGCCCCTGCAGGTGCGCAAGGTGAAGTGGGCAGACAAGCGGGCGGCCTTGGACAGCATCATGAAGGCCCAGGGTTGGAACAAGTCCGACGTGGGCACGCCGGATAACCCGTTGGTGATCCGCGGCATGACCGATGCAGAGCGCGCCGTACGCATGGCGGCGGTGCTGCAGGCAAACCCCGGGCTGACTGAGCTCTTCGGCCAGCTGCTCGCAGGCGGGGGGCAGGCATGAAGCTGGCCGTGCCCACCACCGAGCAGATCCTGGCGGCCTTCAAAGGCATGTCGCCTGAAGTTCGCGCGGCGGTGGACTCCTTCCTCATGGTCGCCGACCCTGCGATCTGGGTGCCACAGGCCGGTCCGCAGTCGGCAGCCTTCCACTCACAGGCGGACATCATCTTCTACGGTGGTTCCGCTGGTGGCGGCAAGACGGAGTTGCTGCTGGGCCTGAGCCTGACGGAGCAGGAGCACAGCATCATCTTTCGGCGCGAGGCAGTGCAGCTCATCGGCATCGAGGAGCGCATGACCAAGATCCTTGGCACGCGCACGGGGTACAACGGGCAGGACCATCTCTGGCGCCTGCCGGGCAAGAAGGTTCTGGAGCTTGGCAGCGTCCAGCGCCCTGAGGACTGGATGAAGTACCAAGGTCGGCCGCACGACTTCAAGGGCTTCGACGAGATCACCCACTTCACCGAACTGCAGTTCCGCACGCTGATCGGCTGGATGCGGACGGATAACCCGAATGTGCGCCAGCGCGTGGTGGCCGCGGGGAATCCGCCAACCACTGCAGAAGGCGAGTGGGTCAAACGCTTCTGGGCCGCGTGGCTGGATCCTCAGCATCCGAAACCTGCGAAGCCAGGCGAGCTGCGCTGGTACGTCACGAACGAAAAGGGCGAAGACCAGGAGGTGCCTGACAGCACGCCGGTGATGGTCGGCAGCGAGCTGATGACGCCCAAGAGCCGCACCTTCATCCCTTCCAGCGTCGACGACAACCTGTTCCTGACGACCACTGGCTACAAGGCCACGCTGCAGGCCTTGCCTGAGCCACTACGCAGCCAGATGCTGCGGGGCGACTTCAATGCCGGCAGCACTGACCCGGTTTGGCAGCTGATCCCCACGGACTGGGTCAAGGCCGCGCAGGCCAGGTGGAAGGAGCGCGACACCAAGGGCGCGATGACCGCCATGGGCTTCGATCCTTCGCGCGGTGGCCAGGACAAGTCGTCTGCCGCGCGTCGGCACGGCCAATGGTTTGACCGGATCATCACCGCCCCGGGCGCGGTGACGAAGGACGGGCCAGCTGCCGCCGGGTTCGTCGCCCCGCTGATCCGCGACGGCGCCGTGGTGTGCATCGACAGCATCGGCATCGGCTCAAGCGCCCTGGACTTCATCAAGGGCCTGGGCCTGCATGTGCACGCGGTGGTGGGCTCGGAGGGCAGCGCCCTGCGCGACAAGTCGGGCCAGCTGCACTTCCGCAACAAGCGAGCGGAGATGTACTGGCTGCTCCGGGAAGCGCTGGACCCGACCAACCCAGAGCCCATCGCGCTCCCGCCTGATTCCGAGCTGCTGGGCGACCTCACGGCGCCTCGCTACAAGGTCGTGACCATGGGGCGCAGTGCAGCCATCCAGATCAGCAGCAAGGACGACATCCGGCTGGTGCTCGGGCGCAGCCCGGACAAGGGCGATTCCGTGGCCATGACCTTCGCGGCCGACATTCCGAAACCTCAGCCCAAGGCCCGGGCCAAGAGCTGGCGCGACCGCCTCGCAGGCTCTGGCCATGGCCACTGGGACCAATCGACTGCATGACCATGTACAGCACATCACCCACCACGCTCGGGGACAGCGAGGCACGCGAGAACTGGGCTCGCTACCTCTACGGCAAGGACCGCGGGCACACGGACTACCTGCCGCACGCGGCTCGCTGCGAGGACATGTACCTGGGCGGCGGCCGGCAATGGAGCGAAGCGGCGAAGCAGCAGCTGAAGCTGGAGCGGCGCCCTGGGTATGAGTTCAACGAGATCATGCCCAGCATCAACAGTGCGATCGGGTACCAGATCCACAACCGGATGGACATTGCGTTCAAGCCGCGCGGCGGAGACTCGGACCTGTTCAAGGCCACCATCCTCTCGAAGGTTGCCATGCAGGTAGCGGACCTCTGCGCCCTGCACTGGAACGAGACGCAGGTTTTCAGCGACGGCCTGATCCAGCAGCGCGGCTACTTCGATGTCCGGATGTCGTTCGACGAGAACACAAAGGGTGAGATCGTGGTGGGCACGCTCGACCCGCTGGACGTGGTGCCAGACCCGGACGCCAAGAGCTACGACCCCGACAAGTGGGGCGACGTAGTCATCACTCGCTGGCTGACGCTGGACGAGATCGAACAGATCTACGGGAAGGCCGCCCGAAAGCGCGCCGAGGAGAGCAACGACGCCGGCCAAGACTTCGGTGAGCTGGACGACGAGGTGCCGCGCAGCAAGTTCGCCACTCGCGACAACCTGGGCTACATCGATGCGTGCACCACAAAAGAGGATGGCCTCGAACGCTACCGCATCATCGACCGGCAGCGCTTCGTCTACGAGCTGACGCCGTGCCTGGTGTGGCCGGATACCGGCGACGTTCAGGTGGAGGCTGAGCTGGCGCAAGACTCCGTCACGGACGCGCTCGCCAACGGCGCTGTGCGCTCCAAGAGAATGCGCAAGCGGGTGAAGTGGACCGTGACGACATTCACGGCGACCCTGCACAACAGCTACAGCCCGTATGAGAGCTTCACTGTGGTGCCGTACTTCGCCTATTTCCGCAGGGGCAAGACCGCCGGCATGGTGGACAACGCGATCGGCCCCCAGGAGGTGCTGAACAAGGCGGTGAGCCAGTACGTCCACATCATCAACACCAGCGCCAACAGCGGCTGGATCGTTGAAGAGGACTCGCTGACCAACATGGACACCGAAGAGCTGCAGGACGTGGGTGCCAAGACCGGGTTGGTGGTGGAGTACAAGAAGGGCAGCACCAAGCCAGACAAGATCCAGCCGAACCAGATACCGTCCGGGGTGGACAAGCTCATCGACCGCGCCACCAAGGCTTTGAAGGATGCGACCGTGCCCGAGGCCATGCGCGGGCAGCAGGGCGCCGAAGTGTCTGGTGTGGCCATCCAGGCCAAGCAGTTCGCCAGCCAGCAGCAGCTGTCAGTCCCACTCGACAACCTGGCTTACACGCGCCAACTGCTGGCCAAGCGCATCCTCAAGCTAATCCAGCGGTACTACGACACGCACCGCATCTTCCGGATCACCGAGACCGACCCGATGACCGGCAAGCCCAAGGAAGAGCTGCTGGAAATCAACAAGTTCGATTCCGCCACCGGCGGCTACGTCAACGACGTGACCATCGGCACCTACGACGTGGTGATCACCGAGCAGCCCATGCAGGTGACGTTCCAGAACAGCCAGTTTCAACAGGCACTGGAGATGCGCAAGGCGGGGGTACGGATCAACGACGCGACGCTGGTTCGCTACTCCAACCTGTCGGACAAGCAGGAGATTTTGGAATCACTGCCGGGCGACCAGCCGCCAGCGGACCCAACGGTGGAAGCGCGCGTGCAGCTGCTGAATGCCCAAACCCGCAAGACGGACGCCCAGGCCACCGACGTGAAGGTGAAGACCCAGTACAGCGGCGTGCAGACAGCACAGGTCGTTGCACAGATCCCCGCCACGGCAGCGCTCGCAGATGGGCTCTTGAAGTCCGCCGGCTATGTCGATCAGGACGCCGGGCCCATCGTGCCCCAGGCGCCGAGCGGGCTGCCCACCGTGGCCCTGCCGCAAAGCACCGACCCCATGAACCCAGCGAGCCCAGCCGTGGGCGCCAGCGATGGCATTGAAACCTTGGCCGCCGACGGCCTGTAACTTTGAAGGAGCAACCAGCATGACCACAGAAGCAACCAACGCCGACGCTGTCCGGACTGCCGAAGATCAAGACGCAGCGCTTGATCTCGGGAACGATCTCGTGACGGGCGTGGCTCCTGCCCGTACAGAGCCTGCAGCCAGTGCGTCCACGGACGCCGGCGCCACCGAAGGCGATGCCACGGAAGAGGGCGCCAAGGGCGGAGGCCACGGCATTCCACGCGCTCGCCTGAATGAGGTGAACGAGCGTCGTCGCCTGGCGGAGGAGCAGCTGGCGCAGCGCGAGCGCGAGAACGAGGAGTTGCGAGCGCAGCTGGATGCGATGAAGGCAGGCCGTCAGCCAGAGCAAGCACCAGCCGCGGCTCCGCGCGCTGCGAGCTTCGATGTCGATGCTGCTGAGGAAGAGTACGCCCAGGCCCTCCTCGACGGCGACACGAAGGCTGCGAGTGCGATTCGCCGAACGATCAATCAGCACATCGAGGATTCAGCGCTGCAGCGATTCGAGCAGACCACTCAGGAACGCACAGCCAGCACGCTTGCACAGGGCGTCGTGGAGCGTGCGCTGGAGCAATACCCATGGCTTGACGAGCCCGAAGGCGCGGTGGCGCTGGAGCTCATCGAGGCGTCCATGAAGTCGAAGGTTGCAGCCGGCATGGCACGCCACGAAGCGCTTGCCAGTGCGGTGCAAACGATTGCGCCGCGCTTCGCTCCCAACGATCCCCCCGGTAGGGTATTGCCGAACGGTGGCGCACCGGTTGACACTCGTCTCGAACGTGCGAACAAGCGTGGCGCAGCGGATTCGCTGCTGCAACCTGCCGCCGTTCAGGCTGGAATGGGCAACCGTGCGACTCCCCCTCAAGTCGACACCACCCAGCTGACCGACGAGCAGCTGATGTCGCTTCCGAAGGAAGACCTGCAGAAGGCTCTCGGCTACTGATCCAAGCTGCTGGCGAGAACTCACCCGACTCGCCAGCTCTATCTCCCGGGTTGTCGCCGCTGGCCGGCGCTAAACAGCCAGGCGCTCTTGGCCGCCTCACCAGCCATGTTTCACGCAGATAGGGCGGCGTCATGTCCCGAGAAGCAATCACTTTTTGGAGTAAGACATGGAAACCAACTTCGGCGCACTCACGCCAATTCAGAAGGTCAACTGGGCACGCGTCACCTGGGCCGCTGCACGCGACCAGATGTTCCTCAAGAACTTCATCAGCACCTCGGGCAACAGCGTGGTGCACCGCATTACTGAGCTGACCAAGACCGAGAAGGGCGATCAGTGCATCTTCCAGCTGGTGGCCGACCTGATCCGCGATGGCGTTGTCGGGGACAACGAGCGCGAAGGCGTCGAAGAGGCGATGGACTCGCACAGCCAGATCATCACGGTCGACCAGATCAGCCACGGTGTGCGCAACAAGGGCAAGATGGCCGACCAGCGCACGGTGATCAACTTCCGCGAAACCGGTCGTGATCGTCTGGCGTTCTGGCTGGCCAACCGTACGGACCAGCTGGCTTTCCTGACGATGTCTGGGATCAGCTACGCGTTCAACAACGATGGCTCGGCCCGCCAGGAACCCGTGTTCCAGGAGCTGGCCTTTGCTGGGGATGTGGTTGCGCCTTCGGCGAAGCGCTCGCTGATGTGGGACGGCACTTCGCTGCAGAACTCCAACACCGGCAGCATCACGACGGCCTATGTGCCCAAGTACGCAATGATCGTGGACGCCATCGCCTACGCGAAGGAGCACCGCATCAAGCCGCTGATGGCGGGCGGCAAGCCGTACTACGTCATGTTCGTGGCCCCTGGCACGCTGGCTGCGCTGAAGAAGGACCAGGACTATCAGCGCGCGGTAGTGGCCGTGGCCACGAAGGCCGGCATGGAATCGCCATGGTTCACCGGCGCGACCGTGACCGTGGACGGCGCCGTGCTGCACGAGCACACGCTGGTCTACAACACCAAGGGTGCCGCCTCGGGCTCGAAGTGGGGTGCTGGCGGCCTGGTCAACGGCACGCGCACGCTGCTGTGCGGCACGCAGGCGCTCGCCTTCGCTGATCTGGGCCCCGGTGACTGGGTCGAGAAGCTGTTCCAGTACGACAGCAAAGTCGGTCTGAACATCGACAAGATCCTTGGCATGTTGAAGCCCAGGTTCTATTCGATCTACGACAAGTCCGACGAGGACTTCGGCACGCTGGCCATCGACCACTACCTGCAATAAGCAGCGCCCTTCGGACGGGGCCTGTGTGCTCCGTCCATCCCATTCCTGATGTTGTAGGAGCACACCATGCCCATCAAAAAACTCTCCGGCCGCCAAGAGGTCATTGCAGCAACCGCCGATTTCACCTTCGCAGACATCGTGAGCGGCACGTATGCCGCAGCGGTTGACGTGCCCGCCGGCGCCATCGTGACTGGTGGCCACCTGGCCATCACCACCCTGTTCAACAGCGCGACCACCGACCAGTTTTCCATCGGTGACAAGGTGGGTTCTGCCGCCGCAGTGAACACCACGTATGCCGCCCTGTCTGCAGACATCACCGCCGTTGGTGCCGTGCCCCTCGTGCCCATGGGCAAGAAGTACGCCGAGCCATCGACCGTTGGCATTGTGTGGACTGGTACAGGCGCTGCCCCGACCGCTGGTGTCGCGCGCCTGACGGTTCAGTACATCGTGGACGGCCGCGCAGCCTTCAGCCAGGGCTGATCTGTTTCTCTGTGGTTGGGTCACTCGTGACCCTTTGCCCGGCGGCCTCAAAACCGCCGGGCGCTTTTCAAGGACACCATCATGAAATTCCGTTCCCCCTCCGATCAGCCCATCCATGTCGCGTTGACCACTGGCCATACCGCCGTGATCACCCCCGAGGGTGGCCCGCTTGATCCAATGTTCCACAAGGAGGCCAGCGCACGCGGCGCGGTCGCCTTCGATGAAGGCTCGAATGCCCCGCTCGCTGGCGCAGATCGCAAGGCCGCCATCTCTGCCGCGGTGACAGCCATGCTTGACGGCAAGGAAGAGGGCGACTTCACGGCTGAAGGCAAGCCAGACCTGCGCAAGCTCAAGGCGCGCGCTGGCTTTGCTGTGAGCCGCGAAGAAGCAGACGCCGTCTTCGCTGAGCTCACCGCCCAGGAGTAACCCATGAAGGTAGCGGACTTCATCACTGAGTTCCGGGACACGGTGTCCGACAACGTCGAGCCGTACTTTTGGAGTTCGGAGAACATTGTTCGCTACCTCAATGAGGCAGTGCAGGAGGCGTGCGAGCGCGCCAAGCTGATCGAGGACCGCGCAACCTCTGTGGTCTGCTCGATCAACCTCCGGGCCGGTGAGTCCACCTACGCCCTGCACTCCAGCGTTTTCGAGATCAAGCGGCTGACCTTCAGGGGCCGGCCGCTCGATGAATCCAGCGTGGAAGAGCTCGACAGCGACAGCCCCGGGTGGGAAGTCCGTAGCGGCACGCCCCGGGTTTTCATCTTCGAGCAGGGCAGTGGAGCCCAGCCACCCAGGGTGCGCCTGGTGCCCACCCCGACAGCCGCTGATGCCGTTGCACTTACGGTGTACCGCGGCGCCCTCAAGCCGCTGAGTGCTGACCTCGATCAGGTCAAGCCCGAGATCCACGAGCGCTTCCATGAGCGGCTGATGGACTGGATGTTGCACCGCGCCTACCTCAAGCAGGACGCCGACACGTTCGACCCCAACAAGGCGGCTGTGTCGCTGGGCCTGTTTGTGCAAGCCTTTGGCGAGCGGCCCGATGCCAATGTGCAGCGCAAGCAACGTGACCGCAGGCCGCCTGTGGTCAAGATCAATTGGTAGCAGCGCAGACCGGTGAGCCGGTTAAAGCACCGCTGCAAAGAACTGAAGGCATGCCATGCGCAGAACACTCCGCGAGATCGCACACCAGAAGGTGTCCCGTCAACACTACGCAGACGGCGGTTTCGTCCAGCGCGTGAAGCAGGCCGTGGGTCTCGACCCCGAGCGCAACGCTCGCATCGCTGAATACCGCGCCCAAGCTGAGCGCGAAAAGCAGGCAGCCGCGCAAGCTGCTGCGCCCGTGCCGCCACCTGCCCAGCCGCAGAGCGCAATCTCTGGCTACAACGGCATGAGCGCCACTGAACGCCGGATGAAGGAGCTGGGCCTGAAGGACGGCGGGCATGTGCGCGGCCCAGGCACCGGGACGAGCGATTCGATCCCTGCCATGCTGTCCGATGGCGAGTTCGTCATGCCGGCCGACACGGTGCGCAAGGTGGGCGTGCGCAAGCTGCAAGACCTCGTGGACAAGACGCACAAGCCCACCGGGCGCGCTGAGCGCGCAACCCACTTTGCGGACGGTGGCTCAGCCTCCTACAACGAGTTCGAGCAGCAGATGGCGGCCCAGCGTGCCGCAAGTCGACAGCGTGCTGTCTCTGGCGCGCGAGCCGCGGCAGCCAGCGCCGAAGAAGATGCGATGGCTGATGCGCTAGGCAGCTCTGGCGTGTCCCAGATCCCTACCGGCGGCCTGCAGGCTCCGGCCGCGGATGGGTCGCAAGATCGCTGGTCGAACACTGAGGTCGGCCGCAACCTTTCCAACATCGCGACCGCTTTGCCCGGATCGCTGGGCGGAGCAGTTCCCGCTATTGCCAAGACCGGCGGTGCGATTAGCGCAGGTCTCGATGCTGCCTCACGCCTGATGAGCGCCGGGGCCGGTGCAGCTACTGTCGGTGCACTGCCTGGTACGGTGGCCGCGCAGCGTGAACCGGTGTCAGCAGCTGGTGCAGGGCGCGGCGTGGTGAACCCGCCGGCGGTGAACCCTATGGCGCCGCCCCCGGTCTCGCCAGCGCCGAGCGCGCCCGGCGCTGACCCCAGTGGAACCAGCCCCGCAGCTGCGAACGATGTGAAGCGCGTGGGCAACAGCTACTCCGGCAACAACGTGGCCGGTGACATCACCATCAACGGGCAGGCCCCGCGAGGTACTGGCGTGATCAGCGCGCAGAACATGGCCGCCGCTGAGAACCTGGCTGCAGGGCAGGGCGCGCGGACCCGACTGATGAGTGTGGGCACCGGTCCTGTCGAGTCTGGCGGTTTTTCCGGCGGCTTCACCGGCGTGGTCGGTTCGAGCAGCACCCAGGGCAACATGCGCGGGCGGACGCCAGAGCAGCGCTTGCGTGATGCCGAGGTGTCGGCCAGCAGCATCACCAACAAGCCAGAGTGGGGCGGCCGAGGTGCGGAGAACAGTGCGGCGATGCTCGAATACCGCGCCGCGCTTCAGCAGGACAGCAACATCCGCCAGAACCAGGCGGGAGCAGATCTCGAAACCACGCGCCAGACCGGCTCCCTGCAGCGCGAAGGCCTGCAGCAGGCCGGTGAGACTCAGCGCACGAACATCCGCGCACAGCGCGACGACGCAGCGAACGAGATTGCCCGCGGGCGCCTGTCCCTGGAGCAGGTGGCTGCGGGCTACACGAACCGGTCCGCGGATCGCATGGACAAGGCGCAGGCAGAGCTGGAAGCCGCCAAGACACCCGAGGCGCAGCGCTCGGCGCGGGAGCGTCTGCTTGCGCTGGCAGGGAAAGCGCCGCAGAACGAATGGGCTGTGCAGGTGACGCCGACCACGAAGAATCTGGATGGCAGCACCACCCAGGGAAGCGTCTACCGGTTCAACAAGACGACAGGCGAGACGGTCCGAGTGGATGAAGGTCAGGCACCTGCTGCGCCGAAGGTGAGCAGCCAGGCGCAGTTCGATGCACTTCCCAAGGGTGCGACCTATATGGGGGCAGACGGGCGGATGTATCGGAAGCCGGCCTGAGCTGGCAAGGCTCACCAAAGACCAAGGTGCAAAAAGCGATTCGGACGGCCAACAGCGAAGAGAATGGTCGTCTGCCTATACCTTGGAAGCCACATGCGCCACGCCATTGCAGCTGTCATCCTTTCAGCCAGTCTTCCCGCTTGGTCGGACCAAGCGGTCACCTTCGCTGCCCGCGATGCAGGCTTTGCTGTGAGCTCAACCGCCTCTGGATCAGTGCGCAAGGAAGGCCCCTTTCTGGAGGTGACGCTGGCCAGTCACACCATGAGACAAGGTCAAGAGTTCAAGGCTCCGACGAAGGTCTTGGAGTACCGTGTCGGCCTTGCGCGGAACAATAAGGGTGGACAGTGGAGCATTGAGCGGTGGTCTGCGGTTATGCCAGCAGACTTCACCTTGACTCCGGGTGATACGCGGCAGCTGCCCCGCACCACGGCGCTCATTCCAATCGACAACTTGCAGTCGCTTCGCGATTCTTGGTTGGTTGTGCAGATCAAGGTTGAGCGGCAGGGCGGTCTGGGAACAACGTATTCCCACAGTGCACGGCTAGTTGCAGACTGAGCCTTGGCGCAGCGCACACGGGGCGTCTCCACGAGAGTTTGTGACTCTGCCCAAAAGAGTCTTCGTCCGACCCCGGGGCGCAATATGCGCGCCGCACAGATCTGATTGATGTGATCAGTGGTAGGCATTAACCTCGGGCGGCAAGCAATCACAAGGAAGTTAATGCAGTGGAATGACATCATCTCGTTGGGTGTGGCGGCGCTGGGGGTGGTAGCTGCCTTTGGTTCCTGGCGCGCAGCCGGACGGGCCGCTGATGCCTCCGACAAGGCCGCAGAAGTTGCAGATAGATCCGAGCAGCGTGCGATAGCCGAGCGTAATTTTTTGGAGTATGAGCGGCATACGCTCGCGTTGGCAAACGCGAAGGCGGAAGCCGCCATCCTCCTTGCAAGGTGCCGACGGCGAGAGTCAGAGGTGTTGAGTAAGGCCATGTTCGTTGGAGCCGGAACAAGCTCTCGCGTCACCTTGATAATCACCGAAGTGCAACGGCTCACCGCAGCCGTCTCTGAATGTGCGGACCTTCTTGAAGCGGCGAGTGGGGAGCGGCCGGCATCACTGCAGGGAGCAGACTTGGTTGCCGACTTCCAGCACACAAGGCTACTGGTTGAAAGAATGCGCGTCAGGCTTCAGCAGCTAGCTTCAGAGTTGGCTCTTGCCGATTTTTCCGTGAACTCCCAGTGATTTGGACCAGCGAATGCAGCTTCGTACCAGCACTTGAACAAGTCCGCAGCCTCGTCTACTCACTCACCGAAGTCGTCATCCTCGGGCGAGAATCCAGTCACCGAATCAATCACCACCCGCCGTAGCAGCGGCAGCGCCTCAGCTGGGTCGATGGCGCACAGCCACGACTGCGCCACAAGCCGGACCTTTGCCTTCGGGTTTGGCCGCCCGATCTCCTCCCGGCCTACCAGGTGCATGACGCCGTCCACGCGCCGCAGGTGGGCGTAGTAGATCGGCGGGATGATGTCGTGGCCGCCCCGGTCGCTGCGCAGATGTGCCTCCCAGGCTGGCGGGCCTTCGCCGTCTGAGCGCACGAACTCCAGCCAGCCCAGTACGCTCACCCGGAGTGCAGGATCTGAACCCGCCCGGCGCTGGCCACCTTGGCGCATCCTGAAAACATGCAGACGCATTGGTGGTCAGAAGGGCACCCGCTCCACGTCGAAATAGCAGCCCTCGGCATCCCCCACATCCCGCAGCGCAGCCTGGCGCGCTGCTGCGCTGGCCTTGCCCCACTGCTTGACTAGGCTGATGTCGCCGGGCGAGAGCACATCGGGCGGCGATGACTCCAGCGACTCCATCGTGTCGAGCGCGGCTGCCACGTTGGCCGGGCTGCCAAAGACACGCTCCAGTTCCGCGGCGTAGCGGGTTTCGATCTTGACGCGGTCGGCTGACCTCAGATCCTCGGGGTAGTCGCGCAGTGAAACGCTATAAACGGTGTCGATCAGTTCCATGGGCATTCTCCTTAAAATACTGGTTATACATCCAGTGGTTTGCAGGATCAAGAAGCTCCGCGGCGCATGGTTGGCGGCCCGATCGTCCTACTTGCGCGGCGGCCCATCCCGCCTACGATGGAAGCTCAGAAATCAGGAGCGCACATGTGCAACAGGTACACCCCGCCGGCGCTGGCCGACATCGAGCGCGAGTGGCACGTCGGCAATCGCAACCCGCTGCGCTGGTGGGATGAGACGCTTTTTCCGCGCGGGCAGGGCCCCTTTATCCGGCGCGCCCGGGACGACGCCGGGTACAGCCGTGAGCTGGTGGTGGGGCAGTGGGGCCTGATCCCATGGTTTGCCAAAGAGCCGAAGCTCAAGTACCCCACGAACAACGCCCGCAGCGAGGAACTGGAGGCCAAGGCCAGCTACAAGCACCCTTGGGCGCGCGGGCAGCGCTGCATCATCCCGGCTGCGGACTTCGACGAGCCAAACTGGGAGACGGGCAAGAACGTGTGGTGGCGGTTCCGCCGTCAGGACGGGCGGCCCTGGGGCCTGGCTGGGCTGTGGAATACCTGGACGGACAAGGCCACGGGTGAGGTGCACGAGAGCTACACGATGCTCACGATCAATGCGGACGCGCATCCGCTGATGAGCAGGATGCACAAGCCGGATCAGAAGCTACCTGCAGACCAGCAGGACAAGAGAAGTGTGATTCCCCTTGAGCCTACTGACTATGACCAGTGGCTGGCGGGGACGGTGCAGGAGGCTAAGGGCTTGCTGAGACTGGCGGCGGTGGACGCCTTCGATGGAGCGTCGGTCTAGGCAAAGTAACCGCCTCGGTGGGCGGTTACTTTGCTGGTGCGATTGGCGTGGCAGGCTGTGCGGGTGTCTGAGCTGATGCTGGCTCGGGCTGGATGAATTTGTTTGCCGCGCGGGCAAGGATCTTATCGGGTCCTTCCGAGTACATCCACGCGGAGAAAATCAACCCAAACGTGATAACTGATGTGACTACGCCCGCGATGATGTTTTGTGACACACCTCGCAAGAAACCAAACTTCTGGTTGATAGCAACCATCACCGCATCGGATTTCAGGGTTACCTGCTTCTCCAGGAGCTCTGTCGCCAAAACTTCGTCCAAAAAGTTCTCTAGCAGAGTCTCTGCGCGGTCTTTGTATGCCTGCAGATGGTTTTCAGTCTCCACTACCATCATGAACGGTTCCAGGTCAGTGTCAGATGGCTCTTTTAAGTGCTTGGCTTTGAACGACTTAATAAACTCCGACTTCTCAGTTTTGTAGAGCGCATAAGCCAAGGCCCCGACGACATCATCAGGGCCTTTGACAAGTTTGTAGTAAACGGTGCTTCGCGAGGACATCAATGCTCAGGGTTTACTTTCGACCTGGCATTGGCAAAGGCTCTATTGAGCTGCGCAGAAGTAAAGCGAGTTGCCCGAATGCTGTTAGACACACTACGCGGCAAGGGAGTCAAGTCCACTCGCCTGTGGTCGATCAGATTCTGGTTCACGCGATGTATCACCGCACGAGAAAAAATACGAGGCGCATCCATGATTTCTCCGTGATTCGGCAAAGCCCTCAATTATAGCTTGCTAGTAGACGGCATTGTTGGGTGCGTCAACCAGTGCGCGATAGGACTCCACAATACCACTTTGCAAGTGCTAAGTGTGTCAGTCGTTCGCCACACGCCTCTTCCTGCACTCCCTCACATCCACAAACGTCTTAAACCGGTGGTCCTTTTTTGCGCCACTCCCAAGGCGCCACAGCCTCAGTTCGCCACGCTGGGCAGCAACTCCATCCTTGTCCGGCTCACAAGTTCCTGATAGCTGATCGGTCGCCCCACCTGGGCGTTCGGTGAGTTCTCCTGCCAGTGAGCCCAGCTCTTCCCCGTGCTCGGGTCGTAGACCAGCTTGAACACATGCGACGGCACTACCACCCGGCCAGCGCCTATGGTCTGGGCACCAGGTTCGAACACCGGCCCGGTGATCACGTAGACGTCGCCGCGAGCGCGCATCACGTATTTACGGGTGTCTTCTTCCACGCGGGACCATGGGCCACCGTTCTGCTTTGGATCCTGGGGCACCATGTTGGCCAGACTGAACGACTGAGCCTTACCCTCTTCGGTCGCCATGTCGCCGGCAGGCCCCATGTGCCCGCGCGACCAACCGGAGCCCTTGTAGTCCTCCAGCTCTGCGCGCTCCGCCGATGGGAGCCTTGCTTCAGCGTAGAACCGATCCGTTCGCTTGATGCCCTGGCCATCCTGCAGCATCTTTCGGTTGAGGCGCTGGGCCACATAGACCGGTGTTTTTGTGTTCCCTGAGTGCAGCACCGCGAAATCGTTGAAGCACAGCTCGCGCAGCTTGGGCGCTGCTGGCGTGATCGGAGGTTGGCCGCCAGCGAAGTGCTGAGGGCATGCCTTGAAACTGGTTGGTGCGCTGGAAGAGGGCGAGGCCCGCAATTGGTCTATTCCAAAACCCGTGAAGCCGTGGCTTGCGGCATGCAGGCCGAACAAGCCCGCCGCGCATAGTGACCTCAGCAACTGTCTAGCGCGACTGGGCCGAGAGATTGAAAAGTCGGTGACGGTGATTCGAGAATTTTGGCGCTTCTTCAT